CTGAAGACCAAGAAGAACAACTCATTGAGCAGATGAAAGAGATTCTCTCCAAGTGGAATGGAAAGTAAAATTGCAACAAGTAAAAACAAAATCTAATTTATATCAAAATGAACGCAAAAGAAACACTCAAGGAAATCCGCACGATGTTGGGATTCTCCGAAGAAGAAATCAAAGTTGAGATGGCAACTGCCACCTTGACTGATGGAACAATCGTTGAATGGGAAGGTGAATTGGTTGTAGGAACTGCCATCTTCGTTCAAACTGCTGAAGGTTCAATCCCAGCACCTGATGCAACTCACGAAGTTGAAGGTGGTTTGTTGGTAACAACTGTTGACGGTATCGTTACTGAAATCGTTGAACCTGAAATTGAAATCGAAGTTGAAGCCGAAGAGTTTGCAACCGTATCTCATTTCAATGATGTTGTATCAAAGTTGGAAAGTGCAATCGCTGAATTGTCTGCAAAGGTTGTGGCATTGTCTGCATCTAACACCCAGCACAAGGAAGCAATGAGCAAAGCAATTGACTTGATTGAAAAAGTTGCTGACTTACCAAGCGAAACCCCAATCAAAACTCCCGTTTCAAACAAAAAGAACGATCAGTTTGAAGCACTTAAAAAATTCAAAAACGCAATAAATAAATAAAACTATGTCATTCTCTGTAGGATCACTCGCTAATTACACCAACGAACAATCAACTGATTTGTTGGTTAAGGCTCTTTTCGGGTCTAAAACTGCAACCTTGTTGCAATCTTCTAACCAAGTTCAGGTAGGTGTAAAATCTGCATCTGCTTTGAACATCCTTGCATCAACCGTTTTCTTTCAAGCCGATGGTTGTGGGTACTCACCAAGTGGTACAACTACCTTCACTCAGCGTAACATCACCGTTGGTGCTGTAAAAGTTGAAGAAACTCTTTGCCCAAAGACATTGGAAGCAAAGTGGATGCAAACTCAAATTATGCCCGGTTCACCAACAATGATTCCTTTTGAAGAGCAGATCGGTGCTGAAAAGGCTGCCGTTATTGCACAAACTTTGGAAGTTGCAATGTGGCAAGGTGACACCACTTCTGGTAACCCTAACTTGAGTCGTTTCGATGGTTTCAACAAAATCGTTGCTGCCGCTTCTCCAGTATTGGCGAACGCTGCACCAACTACCTTCACTTCAATCACCGCTGCCAATGTTGATGACATCTTGGATCAGGTGTATGCAAACATTCCTGCTGCCGTTGCTGAGAAAACTGACTTGGTTTGTTTCGTTGGTATTGATGTTTACAAGTTGATGTTGGTTAACTTGAAGAACGCTAACTTGTTCCACTACGTTGCTGACGCTGCCACTTCAATGGAGATGATCTACCCAGGTACAAATATGAAAGTAATTGGTGTTGGTGGTTTGAACGGAACTAACAAAATTCACGCTGGTTCTTTGAGCAACTTCTTTATGGGAACTGACTTGATTGACGAACAAGAAATCGTAAAGCTGTGGTATTCCGAAGACGCAGACGAGGTAAGAGTTCGTTTCACTTTCAAGGCTGGTGTTCAGGTTGCTTTCCCCGGAGAAATCGTTTACTTCACCCTTTAATCTTTTTAACTGATGGCTTGTTTACTCACACAAGGATTCACTCTTGATTGCAAAGATGCAGTCGGAGGTATCAAATCAATCCACTTAATCACTTGGGTTGATTCAAAGTTCACCGTTGCAAGTGGTGAAGTAACTGCCACAACCGTTGCAAGTGGAGATGTTTATGATTACGAGTTGCCTAAAGGTACTGGATCATTAACAACCACAACCAATGTATCTGTAGAGAACGGAACATCATTCAATCAATCGGATGTTGTTTTCAAACTTCGCAGATTGTCAACCACCAAGCGTAACGAAATGAAGCTTCTTGCTCAAGGTCGTTGCTATTGCATCGTTAAAAACAACAACGATGAGTATTGGTTGGTCGGCAAGGAGTACGGATGTGATGTGACTGCAATGGTTGCAAACACCGGTACTGCTATGGGCGATTCCAACGGTTATGAAGTTACTCTTTCAGCAATTGAAGCGGAAGCACCTTACAAATTGCAAGGTTCAGTTGTTACCGCTTTAGGTATCTAATTGATTCTTTGTTCATAGGCTAAATGGGGAGGGCAATTGCTCTCCCTTTTTTTGTTACATATTTTTACTCTCGCTATTTTGTAGAGATGTTGGTAATTGATAAAGCACAGTCAAAGAATTGGTATTTAACGCTGACCGAAAAAGTCACGATTGCCAATCCATATTTTCTGTTTGCCTTCACACATCGTTTGAGCAATGAACTCACAACGGTAATCTTGTCGGACATTTCAATTCACCCTGAGAGATACAACCAATTTGCAGTTGTTGAGGGTAGCACCTTCACTCTTGATGCTGGAGAATTTGAATACCAAGTTTATGCACAAACATCATCAACCAATTTGTCTCCAGCATTGGCAAATGAATTGGTAGAAAGTGGAATCTTGAAAGTTGAATTTGATGTTACACGCAATTACTACGAGGTGACTTTGAATGAGAAGATTTACGAGATTGAACAACCCACACAAATCATATATCTGCTTTTGGAAAATGGCGATTTCTGCCTTCTTGAAAGTGGTGATAAAATCTTACTATAATGGCAGATCAAAAAATATCCCAATTAGCGACCATTGTCACGGTAGACAACGCCTCCGATTTGTTTCCTATTGTTGATACATCGGCAGCGGAGACAAAGAAAATCACACCATCAGCGTTGAAAACTGCATTGGCGTTGAATAATGTTGACAACACAAGTGATGCAAACAAGCCCGTTTCAAGTGCAACTCAATCAGCACTAAACGCCAAACAAGATACACTTGTAAGCGGAACAAATATCAAGACCGTAAACGGAACATCAGTACTTGGAAGCGGAAACATTTCTATCAGTTCGGCAGTTGCTTGGGGTGGTGTTACTGGCACTTTGTCAAACCAAACCGACCTACAAACGGCATTGGATGGCAAGGTTGATGAGAATTCTGCAATCACAGGAGCAACCAAAATGAAGATCACTTACGATGCAAAAGGTTTGGTAACTGCTGGGGCAGATGCAACGACCGCAGACATCGCAGATAGCACAGACAAACGCTATGTAACCGATGCCCAATTGGTAGTTGTTGGAAACACAAGCGGAACGAATACGGGTGACAATGCAACCAACTCACAGTACAGCGGATTGGCAGCGAGTAAAGAAGATGTAGCAAACAAATCTACAAGTGTTACAACAGACCAAGCATCAAACACAAAATATCCATCAGTAAAAGCCGTTTACGATTGGGCTGTGGGGCTATTTGCTACGATTGCAAACCTTGCATTAAAAACCGATAAGTTAGTAGTTGCCAACAGACAAACCGCATCTTATACTTTGGTTTTGAGCGATGCCGATAAATTGGTTGAGATGAATGTAGGCAGTGCAAACAATCTCACAGTCCCTTTGAATAGTTCAGTTGCTTTCAGCACAGGTACACAAATACTTTTGGCACAATACGGAGCGGGACAAACAACCATCGTTGCCACAAGTGGTGTGACCATCCGAAGCAATGGGGCAAAGTTAAAATTGAACGCCCAATATAGCGGTGCAACTTTGGTCAAGATTGCCGAAAATGAGTGGTATTTATTTGGAGATATAGTTGCCTAAGATATGATATTAAGTACACACGGATTTTTGGCAAGTTCGGGAGGTGTTTCTATTGATGCCGATGCACAAGCATTTTTTGATAGAGTCACAACTGCTGGAGGTTCTTTGACAAATACCGAAAAATCTGCTGTTAATACTTTAGTGATTGCGTTAAAAGCCAATTCACTTTGGACACCTATGAAGGCAATATACCCAATGGTTGGGGCAAGTGCCGCGGCTTGTGCTCAGAATTTAAAGAGTTCAAGTTTTACGGGTACTTTTACAAGCGGTTGGACTTTTGCAAGTACGGGGGTAACGCCTAACGGAACGAGTGCGTATTTTAATACTACATTAGTACCAAATACAAGTTTAACATTTAATAGCATAAGTTTTGGAGTTTATTCAACAACTAATTTTAGTCCGACATCAAATCAAAGTTATGGATGCACGTCTGCTAATATTTATTTGCCTCTTGTTGGTTCTACATTTTTTCCGACTAAATATGTCACAGGATTGGCTTATTCTTTCAATTCACCCGACATTTTGCAAAGTTCAACGGGTCAAGATTTTTCAGGGATGTTTCAAGTAACCCGAACTTCAGCCACAAATGCGAAATTATTTAGAAATAATACACAATTAGCAGCGGTAACTACCAATTCACAAACAACACAACCGACGAATTCATTTGTTTTTGGTGCTTTAAGAGCATCTTTTGTTCCTTTTCAAGACTATTGCAATTTTGAACATGCATTTGCCTATATAGGTGACGGATTGACCGACACTCAAGCATCCAACTTTTACACCGCAATACAAGCAATGCAAACAACACTTTCACGATAAGTATAATGATAGGTTACACACTTACATCCGACCAATACGAGCAGATTCAAGGGCAATATTACACCGAATCGCAGTTCTTTAATTGCGTTACTGATATTGACGGAACTTGGTTTTTGTTTTTATCTGACCAAGACAAGCCCGAAGTTGAAGCAAGTGAATACGCTTGGGTTTTAGATTTACCCGAAGCCGAATACATCCCACCACCAGCCCCACCATTTCCGATATGACAACACCGAAAGTAAAACCCAATGCGCTACCTGTTAGCTTTGACCAATTCCGTAAAAATCCTGTTGCTGCCGTGGCTTTTTGTATGCTGTTGGCTGTTAGTTATTTGTATATGGACTTGCGTTCGGGCAATCAACAGCAGATTGACGAATGTCGCAAAGAGATGGCGGTAATGAGAGCAGAGCAGAAACAAGCATATAGGGCATTAAAGACGGCAGATTCTGCATTGTCCGCAGCCATTACTGAACTACGCATCATTAACTCAATGAAGAAACTATGAGGTTGTTGATCATTTTTGCATTCGCTTTCATCGGTGGTTATTTGTTCACAGAATCTTGGGCAACTGAACCCAAGCCAGTTAGTGACATTGATGCTTTGTTGAAGAAGATTCAGCAGAACACACAAGTCGTTGGTCTAGCCACTAAACAAGCACACGAGGTCAGCGAGAAATTGGTGGAAGCAAAAGTGGTTGAGAAAGAGCAATTGAAAGAAGCGGTTGTTGTTGCTGAAAAGAAAGCCGAATCCGTGGTTCAACAGATGCAAGTTGTTCAAGACCAAATGGAGGTGTATGCCGTCAAGATGGTAGGTGCTGGATTAGATACCACCACCACACCGATTGAGTTCAAAGGGAAGATCTATGATGCGTATTTGAACTATCTATCCGAAGGTGGCAAAGAGGATTTTGACTATTTCAGAATGTACTTATGGCAGCAAAAGTAAACATCACATCATTCCGTGTGAAACCCAAAAACAAACTTGGAAGACACACCAAGCACAAGAACAAACACAAGAGTTCAAAACCATATAAAGGACAAGGCAAATGATAGACAAAATCAAAGTAGCAATGAAGGCGAAAGGATATGCCTTTTTTGAAAATGGTGATTACAACATCAACATCATCGGCATTCGCAATTCGGATACTGGAAGCAAGGTGACAAATGTCTTTGATGACTTGTTAACCGTCAGTTACAAAATCGGGGATGTGTGGCATTTTAAAAAATGGGCTGCGACAACTGATCCCGGCACAAAGGGAGTGAAGGAATTTCACAATGCACAAGGCGTTGCTCGTTTAGTTCCCGGACAATATCGTGGTTCACACGCTATCGGATTGCATCAAGGCAAATACGAAGCCTTAAAACAAGCCAAACCCGTGAAGGTTTACAGAGATGCGAACAAGGATATGACCTACGACACCAAGTTGATTACCGAAGGTATCTACGGAATCAACATCCACAAGGCTGGTGCAGACTCTACCTATGTTGAGAATTGGAGTGAGGGTTGTCAGGTGTTCAAAAAGTCAGCAGATTTCGATGAGTTTATGGCTTTGGTCAAGAAGGCTGCCACATTGCACGGAAATTCATTCACTTACACACTATTA